CGTAACATCAGTATCAGGAACAAGCACACCTACATTGACTGCAAAGATTACACATTCAGCAGATAATGTAACTTATGCTGACTTAGTTACTTTTACTGCTTTGACTTCAGCAGGTGCAGAAGTTAAAGAAGTTGCGAGTGGAACAACAGTAAATAGATACTTAAAAGTTGTTTATACTGTTAGTGGAACAAACCCAAGTTTCAATGTTATAGTTGGATTTGGAAGAAATAATTAAAGGAGAAATTTATGGCATTTACACACGGTAAGGATTCAGTTTTTAAACTTGATAACGCTTCAGGCTCATTAACTGATATTTCATCATTCGTAAATAATGTGGACTTCCCTGAAACAGCAGATGTATCTGAAACTACAACACTAGGTGCAGATAATAAAACTTATATAGCAGGTCTTAAAGACGCAACTATTTCAATAGCAGGTCTTTGGGACGCTACTGCTGACGCTATATTTGGTGCAGTTGTTGGACAATCAGCAACTTTATCTTATGAATATAGCCCTGAAGGAACTGCAAGTGGCAAGATTAAATATACAGGAGAAGCAATATTAACTTCTTATGCTATTTCTAGTCCTGTCGGAGACGCAGTTGGATATTCAGCAGACCTTCAAGTTTCAGGTGCAGTTACTCGTGGTACACACTAAGTAAGATAAAGGAGAGCTAGGCGTATGGCTAAGATTTTAAACTTAGATGACATCAAGTCATTACCTGATGTGCCGACTAAAACTATTGATATTCCACAATGGAATGTCTCTATAAAAGTCAAAGGCATATCTAAAAAAATGCAAATAGAACTTGGTAGATTAATTAATGGAGAAACAACAGACGCTTTTGATTATCAAAAAGCATTATTAAAGGCAAGTGTTGTTGAGCCTCAACTATCAGATGAAGCAATAGATGAGTTGTATGAAAAAGACGCAACCGTCATTGACTTAATATTTGCAGAACTAAATACTCTTAATGGAGTAGGAAGTGAGATAGAATCTGCGTTAGCAGAAGATTTCAAAAGCGAATCCTGATTTAGTTTTTCAATTTAGATTAGCTCGTGATTTAAGAATGACAGTTGGCGAACTGCGAACTAAAATGTCATCATTAGAGTATTCACAATGGGCTACATTTTATTATGTAGAACAACAAGAGAGAGATAAACAACGAGCTATGGCAGAAGCAGAAGCTAAGAAAAAGAAGAAGAGATAATGGGAAGTTCAAACATTCTCATTAAACTTGTATTAGAAGGTTTTAATAAAGCTAAAGCCCAAATGAATACTTTGGGCAAGAAAACTGACGAGTCAGGTGGCAAGTTAAGTAAGTTTGGTACTGTTGCCAAGATTGGTGCAGTTGCCGTTGGTACAGTTCTTGTAAAAGCATTATCAGAAGCTACAAGACAATTCATAGACTTTGAAGATAAACTTAACCAATCTCTTGCAATTATGCAGACAACTGAAGAACAACAGTTGGCTATGGCAAGAGCTTCTCGTCAAGTTGCAATAGAATCTCGTATATCAGCTAGTGAATCAGCAGAAGCATTTTTCTTCTTAGCGTCTGCAGGTTTAGACGCTGAACAATCTATATCTGCACTTCCACAAGTTACCAAGTTTGCTCAAGCAGGTATGTTCGATATGGCACTTGCTACTGACTTGGCTACTGACTCCCAATCTGCATTAGGTCTTACAGTTAAAGACGCAGAACAAAACTTAACAAATCTTACAAGAGTTACTGATGTCTTGGTAAAAGCTAACACATTAGCAAACGCTTCTGTGCAACAGTTTGCAGAAGCACTTACAACAAAGTCAGGCTCGGCTTTAAAGGTTACAAATAAATCAATCGAAGAAGGTGTAGCAGTTCTCTCAGCATTTGCAGACAGAGGTGTTAAAGGTGCTGAAGCAGGAGAGAAACTTAATCAGTTAATTAGAGACACAACAAGAGCAGTAGGTAAGAACTCAGAAGTATTTAAGAAATTCAATATAGATATTGTTGATAATGAAGGCAACTTAAAGAATCTAGCTGATGTTATAGATGAACTTGACGGTGGTATGAAGGGTTTGTCAGACCAACAAAAAGCAGTTTTATTAGACCAATTAGGACTTAATCGTGGTGTAGCAGACGCAGTAAAGATATTGTCAGGTGCAGGAGACCAAATAAGAGAGTATCAATCTGCCTTAATGGGTGCAGGTGGCACTACTCAAGAAGTTGCAGACAAACAAGTTCTCTCCTTACAAGGACAGATAGATATTCTTGGCTCTAAGTTTTCAGAGATTGGTTTATTAATAGTTGATAAATTAGCACCTGCTCTTGAATCTACTATTGGATTCTTTGATAAGTTAGCTCAAGGAATAATAAATGTTCTTGACCCACAATCAGACTTAAATAAGCGTATTGCAGAAGGCAATAAAATTTTAGAAGAACAAGGTTTATTACTTGGTATGGGTGGTATGACATATCAAAAATACAGTAGTGCTATTGAAGAAACAGAAACTAGTAATCAACACTTAATTGATTCTCATAAAGAATTTGCAGAAGCTATGAGAATGCAAGACCTTGTACAAAAAGATTTAATTAACAACACTCACGAGCTTGACAGAGAGACAAGTAGTTTTAATGACACGAAAAAAGAATCTATTGAACTTACAGAAGAAGAATTAGAATCAGAAAAGAAACTTGCAAGAGATAGAGCAACGGCAGGATTAGACGCATTAAGAAGTCTTAATGACGCTTACCAAAACCTTAGAGATATTGAACAAGATAGATTAGACCTAGTTGATAAAGAAGCTAAGGCTCTTACAAAACTTAATAAAGCAAATGCAAACTTAGAAAAAGCAAATGAAAAAGTAAATAAAGCAAAAGAAGAATTTGAAAAGGTATCAGGTCTTGGTGCAAAAGTAACTAATGAAGAAGCATTAGCTATTGCGAGACAAAGAGAAGAAATAAGAAAACTCGAAGAAGCTGAAGATAAATCAGAGATACAGAAACTACAACTTGCAGTAGCAAGAGAGAGATTAATAGAACTAGAAGAACAATCTATTGCAATATCAAGAGAAGAAGAACAAGCACTTAGGAACATAGAACAAGCCGAAGCAGATGTTGTTACACAGACAGAGAGATTACAAGAAGCTCAACAGAATTATCAAAAAGCACAAGAAGATTTAGCTGAAGCTACTGCTGACTCAACAGATAATATTTTAGAAATGGCTTTAGCTAAGTCAGAACTTGACTCAGCTTTAGAAGATTTAAAGGGTACAGAAAAATTTGCAGACGGAATAAACGAAATGGTAAGGCTTATAGGTGGAGACTTAGACACTCTCACTAATCAGTTTCAAGCATTATTTAACCTTGCAGGTAGAGAGATAGGTAATCAAGGACTTCCACCAACAGAGAATAGAATACTTGATGATTTGGAATCTATTGCAGAAGAATCACAACCACCTACTGAAAAAGGTAAAGGTCGTAAGTTTGGAATACTAGGAGAAGCTGAACAACAATTTGTTTCTGACTTTTCAGAGAGAACAGGTGGTAGGGTAAGCACAGGTGGTGGTGGTGCAGTAATTACAGTAAATACAGGTAACTTACTTGGAACAGAAGAAACAGTACAATTAGCAGTTGCAGAAGCTCTTAGACAAGCTCAGCGTAAAGGTATAACAGTAGTTACATAATGAGTGTTAATTTTGATTCTGACGTATCGCTTACTCTTGAAGTTGGGTTTGATTCAGAGCCTTTTGATGAAACACAATCTTTTACAGATATAACTTCTTACCTTAGAGCATTTACAACAAGGCGTGGTAGAGCTAATGAACTTGGAGAGTTTGTTGCAGGAACAATGAGCTTTTCTGTATCTAATGCAGACAATAGATTTAATCCTAACAATACTTCTAGTCCTTATTATGATTCAACAAATGCAGTTACAAAGATACAACCACTTAAGAGAGTTAGAATGTCTGCAACTTATGACTCTGTAACTTACAGAATATTTGAAGGTTTTTTACAGAGTGTGCCTGTCAAGTTTATATCTGAAGGTGCAGACTCTATTGTTACTTTTACTTGTACTGACGCTTTTAAAATTTTTCAATCTGCACAGTTGGACGGTGTTGGTTGGCGTTTAGGACTTGCAGGTTTTTCTGAAATAGGTTTATCAACAAGATTAAGTTACACAGATGAACAAGAACTAAGTTCTGCAAGAATAACTAGAATATTAAATGCTATTGGATTCCCTAGTAATCGTAGAGATGTACTTACAGGAACTAAAAATGTTATATCACAAGCTATTACTACTAATGTTCTTACAGGTTTGAGAGATTGTGAAACTGCTGAAAACGGACAATTCTTTATGGCTAAAGACGGTAAAGCAACATTTAGAAACAGAGATTATAAATTATCTAATACCAAAGCTATAAATGTTCAAGGTATATTTAGTAATGACGGTAGTAATTTACCTTATACAAATGTATCTACTTCTTTTGATGACAACGAGATAATAAATGTTTACGAGTGGCAAAGAAGTGGTGGCTCAATACAGTACAAAGCTGATACTAACTCTGTTTTAAAATACAGAGCAAAAGAAAATAACAAAACTACTATAAATGTTTCGGACTCAGATGTTTTGTCTATAATTGAACAGAAGATAGCAGAAACATCTCTACCTATCGTAAGGATTGACGAATTGACTTGCAATCCAAGAGAAAATACATCTCTTTGGGAACAAGTTTTAGGTAGAGAGTTTGGAGACAGAATATCTGTTAAGATAGTCAATGTGGACGGCAGTAGCTTTACAGATGAGC